GGAGCTTATGGCATCAGCTATTAACAGGCTGTCTGATCTCAATCTATCGCAGATTTTGATTGAGCGATATTGCCGGGTACGATTTAGACAAGACAAGGCTATTTATCCGAGCCTTGGGTATTCGGAAAGTGAATACTATAGATTGCTGGACCGGGCATTATTAGAGTTCGCAGAAGCCTATAAGGCAGGGGAATTGCTGGAATACAGATTTCTGGGAGATAATTGAAAGAAACTTGACAGTAAAAGCGCTGTATTGAGTGGTATTATAGTATTATCCAATGAAGTAGGAAGGACCTGCGCCATTTGGTTGTCTC